CGTCCAGGAAATTGCCGCTGGCCTCATCCAGCGGGTAATACGCGCCCAGCCCGGTCAGCATGGCGCAGCCGCCGCTGGACGACGAACTGCTGCTGCTGATGCTTGAAGTGGAGCTTGATGAAATACTCGACGTGCTGCTGGATGAAATGCTCGACGTGCTACTGCTGGACGATGAACTGATCGAGCTTGTCGAACTGGATGACTCGCTGCTGGTGCTGCTACTGCTGGACAGCGTGCTCGTGCTGCTAGAGCTAATGCTGCTGGTGCTGCTTGAGCTAATGCTGGAGGAAGATGACGACTCGCTGCTGGTTGAGCTTGAACTGAGCGAGGACGTAGAGCTTGAGGACACGCTCGACGTGCTGCTGCTTGAGCTTAGCGAGGACGTGCTGGAGCTTGAAACGCTGGACGTTGACGATGAGGATGAACTGGATGAGGACGACTCACTGCTGGTGCTGCTGGACGATACGCTGCTGGTACTTGAACTGCTGACGCTGGACGTACTTGAGGAACTGGAGCTAGACGACGATGACTCGCTGCTGGTGCTGCTTGAGCTGATCGAGGACGTGCTGCTGCTGGACAGGCTCGACGTGGACGATGAGCTTGAGCTTGACGACGACGACTCGCTGGACGTGCTGCTTGATGAGACGCTGCTGGTGCTTGAGCTGGACGAGGATGAGGAGGATGACTCGCTGGACGTGCTGGAGCTACTAACCGATGACGTAGAGCTTGACGATACGCTGGATGTGCTGCTGCTGCTGACCGAGGACGTTGAGCTAGATTCGTCATCTACCGTAGCCGGCGACATGAGCCAATACTGCCGCCGGCGTTCGACGATCAGCGGGGCCGGTTCTGTTTGAACCGTGCCTGTCGCGGTCAGGTGATTCCCGCGTCCGCTATAGTCCCACGTGTCGCGCGAGTTCTTGATCTTATACCAGCCGTAAAGGTTGGCCGTGAACAGCGGATACCGCATGTTCCGCGACTGCGCCCACACTTCCCCGGCATCCAGTTGGCGATTGAAAACCATGACGTTGCGGACACGGCAGTCGGCCCAGTCCCCGTCATGGTCGTTGCCGATATACCATCGCGTATTGGAGGTGCCCTTTGCCGACGCCACGGACAGGTCGCGGATGCCGTTGACGTATCCGATGCCACGGTCTGCGGCCGTGGTGTTCGTGGGCCACGATGCGAGCGCGATGGTGTACCACTTGAGGAGCGTCAGCGACTGCCCGGTTGTCGATAGCGAACCCGACCACAGGTTCATGACGTGGGCAGAGCCGCCGGTCGAGTCGGCGTAAAGCTGGTCGTATAACCCGCTCGTGCCATGCCCAAACGAAAAGAACGTCTGCCCCTGATTGTTGTCGCTCATCAGCATGAACTCGCCGATGAACGTGGCTTGCCCGTTGGTGGCTAACGGGTCGGCGTCGCGACGTAGATCGTCACCAGAAGCATTAAGGCGAGCGCACTCCCACATCCCGCACCCCTTCTAGCCCGTGGCGTAGATGGGCAGGTATGTGATGGCGTGATTGCCGGCAGTGCCGTGGAGCGTGTTGGTGCCGCTGTTAAACGTGCTGGTCACCCAGAAGCCCCACTCCTGCGGCATGACGTAGTCGAACACGTACGCCAAACTTCGCGGCCCGCAGCTGTAAGTCTTGTTGGCCGTGGCGGCAGAGAGAATGTCCCGCCAGAAGTTGAGGGTGTTGCGCGTCTCGGCCGTGTGCGTCACGCCCGAATCTGAGCCGGTGTGATTCTGCGGATAGGCCGGGGTGTCGGCCACGGAGCCGTACGCCCAGAACTGGCCGAGGCCGACCTGCGCGCCGGTCGCCCCGGCCGTCAGCTTGACCACGATCGCCGCGTCCAGGTACAGGTTGCTGGTGTTGCTGATGGCCGTCGATTCGCGGCCGGCCACCAATGTGGCCGAACACGCCAGCGTGGCCAGCGTAATCGTCAGGTCGGCGCTGGCGGCGTAGGCTGTCTTGATGTCCGCGTTGGGCTTGTATTCCAGATACCAAGGGGCCTTGCCTAGCTGCTCATACTTCCGGTCGTCGTAGCCTTTAGGGATTTCTCGCTTGACGGTATAGAACTCCACGTCATGGCCTGGATGCTTGACCCTCCAGTCCGCATACGCCTGCGGGAATCGCTCTGGCGTGACGGTTTCGCGGTGCCGTCGCGGGCAGGTGTGGCACACAAAGTCCAGGTCGATCTTGACCAGCCCATTGTCTGGCAAGTGCGTCAAGCGGTGGATGACATCCAGCCGGTTCGTGAGCCTGGAGATATTTCGGTAAAGCAATCCGGACAGGACCGGCGAGGTTGCCGCACCCGCCAGTGCGCGGTTGCACTCCTCCAACTCGTGCTTGGCCTTGACGACCTCGTCCTGGATGCAAGTGCCGATCATGTCTGCTCCTCGCTTGCTTCCGGCCGCTCGATCACGCTGTACTTGAACGGCAGGTAGTGCAGGCTTTCCGGCCGCGACGTGTTGCGCACCCGCGCCGTCGCGGATTCCTGTTCGTTTCGCTCGCGTGCTATCCGGTCAGCCCCGCGCCGCGTTTCTGCGCCACAGTAAAAATTGCGCTGCCTGGATCGCTGGTTTTCTACTACGACCCAAAACGGCAATGCAGTGTCATTGTTCCCGTTCATTGCAGCATTGCCTGGAGGATGTCATTGAACGATAGGCCGCCTTCGAATGTCATTGTTGCCGGGCTGGCGGTTGATCCTGTCCCGCTGGCAAGCAGCTTCTCCGCCCGCGTCGCCTTTCGCCTTGCCACCGCCAATAGGTGCGTCCGGTTGGCTGGCGCAGGGTTCGTGCCGCCGGAGAAAATATCAGCGAACGCCTGCCGCACGTTGGGCAGCGACGGGTTGACTTCATTGGTGCCATTAAAAATTTCCCGCCATGCCGCCTGCTCACCCGCGCTCCTGGTGATGAACCCTGCGCCGGTCCAGTTGAACGTCGTTCCATCGGGGCCGACCGAGTTGACAAACTCACTCTTGGTGACGCTGGACCGCCAAACCCAGAAGTCGGGCGATGCTGGCAAGTTATAAATATCGGCGACAGCGAACGCCTTGTCGGAGTTCGTGGGATCGGCCTCCAAGGTCTGCATGGCCTGATCGGTGGCGGCTACAATGTCCGCCTTGATGGCCTGCAGTTGCGACGTTGGCAGTGTGGACACCGCCTGGAGTGCCAGCAGCTGCGATTGGGCGACCAGCAGCGGCGTGGCCTTGAGGCTTGGCGCTGGGACGCCAGCCACGAGGGCTACGACCAGCGGAATGACCGTTGCAATGACGCACACATACGTTGCTCGCTTCATGTCACTACCTCACTGTACAAAACATTCTAGCCTGGACGGCTCTCTAGTTTTCCTTCGGCAGCTCCGCGCCCACCTTGCCGGCAATGGCCGCCAGCACGTTGCGAACCCAGTGACCGAACTTGCGGTTGCCGATGATCTCCTCCTCGGCCTTGGTAAGCCGCAACTCCATCAGGGCAATTCGCTCCGTGTTGCTGACGTGCGTCTCCACTTTTTCCAGGCGGTGGCAAAACTCGTCCTGCTTCTCGGAGTGGTGCTTCTGTGTCACCTTTACCTCCGCCAGTTCGGTTTCGATCTTGGGCAAGGGCTTGAGCTGCTCGCCGATTGAACTGAGCCGATCCTTGATCAGCCAACCGACGACAGCCACGAACGTCGTCAGCACGAAGCCGATAACGCACATGACGATGCCTGCGACCCACTGCCACTCAGGACTCATGTTCGATCCTTACTTGGTCTGGTAACCGCCCGCCTTGGCCTGTCCCGTTCCGCGGCAAGCTAGGCAGGTCACCTTCTCGCCGTTTGTAATTCTGTGCCCCTTGCCGGCACACTGCCCGCACACGCCTGCGATGGACGTGGCGGGCTGCTGCATCTTGTTGGCTGGCGTCTTCATGCGCCGGTGGCCCCCACGCCCATGCCGCGGACAATGAGCATCATCTGCTCCCAGCGGTCGGTCCACTGCTTGAACTGGTCGCAATACTTGGGCTTGTCGTTGCTGTTGGACCACGGATCAAAAATCTCGCGGCCCTTGAGCGCCCCGGACTGCTGGAGCGCCTTGATCTCGTCCTTGGTCGGGACCTTCCCGCCGTCGCGCCCAGGACGGGCTTGCACCTGGATCATGCACGGGCTGGGACCGTACACCTTCTGGGCAATCTCCAGCATGATCGACACCAGCAAGTCATCGTCCAGGTCGTCGTGCTGGACGGACGGCACGTGGACGAACTTGGCGAACACCGACTTGAGCATGACGCTCTCGCTGGTGGTGGCCGCGTCGTTGATCTCTTTCAGCCGGGCCTGATCCTCCTCAAGCGGATCGTAAATTCGGATCGACTTGCGGGTGGGGTGAATGGCGATCCGCAGGCCGGGGATGTCCGGCATCTTGTTGAGGACCGAGCCCAGGTCGCGGCCCACGAACATGGATCGCGACCAGCGGCCGCGCAGGCGGAGCCGCATGTGGTCAAACGTGATGACCCGCCCGCGATCATCGCCCATTTCCACCTGGAAGGGCGGCGGCAGGTTGTGCTCCTGCTGCGGTTGCGGGGTCGTGGCTGTGGCTGTGGCGTTACTCATTCCGAAAGTCTCCGCGGAAAGATAGATGCCGCCGTAAATTCGGCCGGCTGCGGCGATTCTATCCCTCGCATGGACGCTTGCGATAGCCCTTTAACCAAAGAGCGGCAGGGGAGCCGCGGAGAAGGCGTCCCCTGCCGCCAGTCTTGCAGCCGCCAGTCCCGCAGGACTGCCGGCCGCGCCACTACGCTTAGGCTTGCATCGTGCTGCTGTACGCAGCCGCGCCGCCGTCTTCCAGCTGACCACCCCACCGGGCGCGAGCCGAGATCATGAGCAGGTTCTTGCGAACCAGCGTCTGGCCCTCGGTGGTGGCCCGAACGGTGATGCCCAGCCGGCGATACATGCGATAGCGGGCCATGTTGGCGAAGAACGCCTGGGTGTTGGCCATGGCCTCCACGATGGCGTACTTGTGACCCATGAGCATGTAGTCGCCGTGGGTCATGCCGAAGATGCGGCGAGCATCCGAGGCACCGACCGCGATGGCGCGTGCCCGCTGGTAAGTCGTCTCGTTGGCGCAGAACATGATCCGGTCGGCCGGATAGCCCTGCTTGTACTTCTTCGTGACGCCGAAGAAGAACGACTCGTACACGCCGACCGTGGGCGCGGCGCTGCCGCCGGCCACGCTCGTGGTTCCGCCGGACACCGTGACGCCTTCCGGCTCCGTGGTGCCGTCGCCCACCGCGACCTGCTCGTCCAGCCACGCCAGCTGGCGAATGCCGTACTGGCGATTGACTTCGCCCACGATGTCGATGGGCGAATCGCTGAGGAAGTCCAGGCCGATCTCGATCGCGCCGTCACAAACATAAATGTTGGTGTCGAACGCGGCGATGAAGCTGGTCGTGGTGAACAGCGTGATGTTGGTGTTGTCCGCGCCACCGCTGGTAAGCGTGACGTTGCCGATGGACACGCCTTCGATCCGGCGACCGCGGGCAATGGGCACGACGTTGACGGACGGGAACAGCTCGCCGTACAGGAGCGGCGTGGTGATGAGCATGTCATCAAACACGATGGGGGCCGCTTCCACGCCGCCGCTGGTCACGTCATCCAGAACAGCCTTCTGCTCCAGCTCGGTGAGCTTGCGGTTGTTAAAGCCTTCGAACTTTTCGCCCAAGGCCGTGGACTGACCGCCCCACTCCAGCTCCGCAAGCGCGAACTGGAGCAAATCCTTGTCGTGGTCCGTGAGCCGAAGCTGCGGCGGCAGACCCTTGCAGTGCTGCAAGCTGGCCTTGACGTACGCGCCGCACACCGCCGAATCGCGCTGCGAGGACTGCTGAATCACGCGCTTGAGCGGGCCTTCGCCCTCGCCCACCAGCTGGCCCGCGAACGGGTGCTTGGTGCCGCGGCTGTCCTGCATGGGATAGCGCAGCTCAGAACGCTTGTCGCTGTACCACTCGTGGGCGCGCTTGACGCGGACCACAGTGCCGGCAGCGCCTTTCTCGCCGCCTTCCGCCAGTGCCTTGCCCATGTTGGGCAGGGTGGCAGCCGCGGTGGCTGCGGCGTTCTGCTCGCCGAGCTTGGCCAGCGCGTCCAGCCCCTTCTCCAACTTGGTGGCCAAGTCGGCTTCCGGTTCGGCGGTCAGCTCCAGGAACTTCTCCTGGGTCAGCGCGTCCGTGATCAGCAGGCGCGAAGCCGCGGCCTTGGCCTGCTCGTCGGTGGCGTTGGCCGCCAAGCCGTTCTCGACCAGGAACTTCTTGAGTGCTGTGGTGATTTTCATGACAGGTTCTCCTTCGGACTTTGCGCCGCCGGTTTGTCCGGCCAGCATTCAGGAACGAAACAGCCGCTTTACTGGCGGCGCAACAGCTTCTTCATCTTGGCGGCCTTGTTGGCCGCGCGGTGTGATTTGAGGACGGTGTCAATCGCGTGCCGCACCCGCTCCAGCATGACCGGGTCTTCGCTGGACAGCAGGACTTCCGCGGCGGCCATGGGATCGGCGGCCTTGGGCTCCGCTTCCTCCGGGGCATCTTCTGCCGGGGTGGCCTCGTCCATGATCTCGGCCATGGTGCGCTTGATGCGCTCGCACATGGCCTTGGCCGGTCGGCTGAGCTCCATGGCCAGCAGCTCATCCACGTCGTCCAGGCATTCCTTGAGCCGGTTGTAATTGCGGGTGGACAGGACGCGGCCGGCCTTGATATCGACCGCGATCTCCACGGTGGCCGAGCCGACCGACTTGGTTGCCGGCACGGGCGCTTCGCGGCGCGGGCGGTAGCTGCTGCCGGCCAGTTGATTGGTGTTGATCAGCTCCCGCTGCTCATGCACCTTGGCCAGCGCCTTGACCAGGGCGTCGTCCACTTCGCCGCCGTCCTCGTCCTGGATGGTCTTGGCATAGTGGGCCAGCTCAAACAGGTGGGCACCGCTCAAGCCTTCCGTCTCGTCGGCCAGCGCATTGATGGCGTCCTCGCTGGCCCCCACCGCCCACTTGGTGAGCATCTTCACGCGCACCGCCTTGTCCGGCAGGTGGATTTCCAGCACGTCGTGGAACCGGCCGGGCCGATCCACCAGCGCCGACGGCAGCTGGTCCGGGAAGTTGGTGGTGAGGACGGTGGTGACCCCGCTGCTCTGGGACAGGCCATCCATTTCTGACTTGAGCAAGTCCACGGTGTAATCGTGGATGTAGTTGTCGATGTCCTCAAACAGAATCACCGATGGCCCCAGCTTGCGGGCCAGATCGAACGCCATGGTGAAGCAGCCGTACTGGCCGAGCTTGTAGAAGTCTTTGGCGCTCACCCAGATGTACGTGGCGTCGCACTCGTTCATCATGACGCGGGCCGACAGCGTCTTGCCGGTGCCGGGCGGGCCGGCCATGATGATCCCGCGATTGGCGGCGGCCTTGCCCTTTTCGTTGATGATCCGGGCCGTGCGCTTCAGCGCCTTCTCGTTCTTCTCGTTCAAGAACACGTCGTCCCACTTGGCCCCGGTCCGCTTTAGGAACCCGCCAGCCAGCGCGAACGCCTCGCCCTTTAACGGGTTGTTGTTTTCCAACCACGTCCAGGCGTCGTCAATCAGCTGCTGGCCCTTGGCCGCGTCCTCGGTGTACAGGATGTAATCCTGCCCATGCCATGATTCGTACGTGCGGATGACGTACTTCCAGCCGTCCGCGGCGACATAGAACCGGACGCCTTCCGTCAGGAACGTGGCCCGTTCGGTGCTCTTGATCTCCACGGTTTCATGGACGGGCGGGCGCTCGGTGCCTTGGTGGTCCAGGTTGCGTGTGTCCGCCACCTTGGCCCCGGCCGTCACGGTATCCATGGCCTTCATGAACCCGCCACGCATGGGACCGCCGGTGCCGGTGGCCAGCATCTGCAGGTCCTTCACGCCGCAGCCAATGAACCGGGCCGCCCATTCGATTTCGATGTTGGCCGGCTCCAGTCGCTCGGTGGCCACGTCGAACATTTTGCGGGTGATGTTCCGGCTGTCCTTGGCCATGCTCTTAATCACAGGCCGCGCGCCGGCCTCGTTCAGTTCCGACAGGTCGCCATCGGTGCCTTGGGTCAGCTTGAGCTCGTCGTCGGTGTACCACTGGCGAATGCCATCGCCGAACCGAACGGCATACACGGGGCCGGCATGCGTGGCAGCGATCTTGCCCTCGGCGTCCATGTCGCCCTTGCTGTTGGTAATCACCTTGACGCCATCGCCGATCTTGAACATGCCCTTGACTCCGCCGGGCTCGGTGCTGGCCGCCGGCTTGGGCAGCGACTCCACCGGGCCGGCATACTGCTGGTAAATCTCCGGTGACGCGCAGGGCATGTAGTTGCCGTTGCCAATCTGGTGGCAGCCCAGGCAGCCCAGGACTTCCCCGCGTGATTCGGCGTCAATCTCGGTGGCGAACTCGTCCCGCTTCATGGGGGCCTTGCCTGATTCTTCGGCCTTGCCGCCAGCCGGGTGGCCGCCGCAGCCGCAGTCGGCCGCCTTATTGCCGCCACAGCCGCACGGAGCGGCCTTCGGCGCGGCTTCGTCGGCCGGCTTGGCCTCCAGGGCCGCCTTGGCCTCCAGCAGCCCAGCCAGCGACGGGGCCTTGATCGTGTGGCGGTAATCGCCGATCTGCTGCGTGACGGCATACCCGCTGCGGAACCGCTTGGGCTGCAGGCTGCGCAGGTGCTTGGCATGGGCCTTGAAAACCTCGGACTTGAGCTTGCCCTTGCCAAACAGCTCCAGTTCCGCGTCCACGTTGCTGGGCACACTGACCAGCGACTCCTCCATGATTTCGTAGTTGATGACGCGGAAGCCTGGGGCGTCCTTGCGCTCTTCGAACTCCATGGCCCGGAAGCCGTGGCTGAACCGCAGCGCCATGGCCTCGATCAGCTTGGCCGCGTCGCTGGTCAGCTCGTTGATGTCCAGCAGGACGGTGGCCATGCGCAACAGGTCGGGCGTGTGCTCCACAATGGCAATGGCCTTGCCGATGGGCAGGGTGTGAATGTGCTGCCACAGGAGCGGCATCTTGGCATCCACCACCGCGCCCTTGGTTTCCAGCACGTCACCATCGCGATCCTCCCGCGACGTGGTGAGCACGTGGGTGAACGCCATCAGGGTGTGATCCGGCAAGTCGCTCTTGCCCAGGATTTTCTTGATCTCGCTGCTGGCCGTGGCCAGCTTGCCTTCCAGGGCCAGCTGCGGTCCGGCATACACCAGCTGGTCGCCGGCCTTTTTCTGTACCTGCGCCCAGCCGCCGGCCGGCACCTGGAAATACTTCTGGCACATGCCGACGCCGACGCACTGGGCCGCGGTGGCCACGAACTTGTCCGCCGTCAGAAAGCCGTCCCATACGCGCCGGCCGATGCCCTTGCGCTCCCGGATGGCGTTCAGCAGTTGCTCGTTTTTGGTTGCCATGTGTGCTCGACCCGTCTGGAATTTGAAACCCGATGCCCCGGCCTGGGGGCTTACGACAGCGGCTTGGCCTCATCCTGGGGCGTGGGCCGCATCCCGCGCGACAGCAGCGTGGCGTGCATGGTCAGCAGGTCGGCGTGGGCCTGCGTCAGCTCCGGCGTGTCGCCGGCCGTGATGGACTCGATCCACCCCACGATGCTGCGGCCGTTGAAGTTGCTGCTGCCCTTGGGCTGGCCCTTCTGGGGACCGCGGCGGTGCTTGGCCACTTCGGCCGCCGCCTTGCCGCCGCTTAGGCCAAGCTCCTTGACCTTGGCATCGGCCACGTCCAGGAGCCCTTGCAGCACCCCGGCCCGTGCTTCCAGGACCCCACGAACGACGGAGTCCATGTTGATGTTCTTGAGTGCCACGATTCAATTCTCCTAGGAACTTGAGCTGGACGATGAACCGGAACTGGTGGAACTCGATGAGCTGGACAGCGAGCTGGTGCTGCTGCTGCTGATCGAGGACTCTGAGCTGGGTGACGTGGACGAGTGCGAGCTTGACGACAGCGAGCTGCTTGAACTGCTGCTGGTGGAGCTGCTACTGGACGAGCTACTGCTGATCGAGCTGGTGCTGCTCGATGACAGACTGCTGGTGCTGCTCGATGAAACACTGCTAAGCGAGCTGCTGCTGCTGGAGCTGACCGTCTCCGAACTGCTGCTGCTGATCGAGCTTGTGCTGCTGGTGGACGATGACGATGACAGGCTGGACGAGCTGCTGCTGGACACCGAACTGAGGCTGCTGCTGCTGGAGCTGCTGACGGTTTCGCTGCTGCTGCTCGTGCTGGTGCTGCTGCTCTGGCTGGACCGGCTCTCGCTGCTGGAGCTGCTGGACAGCGACGGGCTGCTTGAGCTGGTGCTGCTGCTTGAACTCGATAGCGAGCTGGTGGAGCTTGACAGGCTGGAGCTGCTGGATAGCGAGCTGCTCGAGCTGGACGGGCTGGAACTGCTGGACAGCGTGCTGAGTGAACTGCTGCTGCTGGAACTACTGGACAGCGAGCTGCTGGAACTGGTTTCCTCGATGGCGATCACGCGGGCATCGCCCGACCGGAACGACACGTGTGATGCGTTGGTACTGAAACCAAACGACGTGGGCTGGCCGCGCATGCCGCCCAGCGAATAGTCCACCAGTTCGAACTCGCAGACCCGATTTTCGGGCAGCTCGATGGTCACCGTTTCGTCGGTGTTGGTGAGGTTGCTGTTGTACAGCTCCACCCGCGGCTGCTGCCCCACGTCCCAAATCTTGAGCTCGCGGTGGCCTAGCTTAGCGCTGCCCTTGCCCAGATAGAACGTGTAATTGATGCCCACAGCCGACTCCGTTTTGCAACGAAAAAACCCGGTCGGAACGCGCAGCGTGATCGACTTCACGCTCGGACGTTGCGACCGGGTTATGACTTCGCCCGGCTGGTTGCTGCCGTCAAGATGACAGCCCCAGGCCAACGGAGTGCCGTTCTACGCGAACAGGCGGCGGCCTGTCAAGAGCTTATTTGCCACGGAGCTTTACATGCTTGCGGTCGTGGGCGCTCATTTCCATTTCGGTGACCCGCCCGCGGTCGTACTGGACACGCAGCAGGACCGACCCGGTTTCCTTGCCCTGAATCGCCTGGGCAAACCGGGCCTGGAACTCGGCCGCCAGCGGGAGCAGCGCCGATAGCGCCCGCTCCGCGTCGTTCTGGGTGCCGCTGCTGGAGTTCAGCCGATGATCCGTTCCCGGACGATCAGATTCTCCGCGTGAACCGTCAGCTGCTTGGGCGGCTGACGATTCATTTCCGCGTGCAGGTTGTGCAGCCACTGCGCTAACTCGGCGATTTCGCCGATCTCCACTTCCGTGATGCGGTGGTCGCCCTTGGCGAAACGCTGATGGATTTCCGTGAACACCTTCTGCAGGGCCACGGACCGCTTGGCCATGGGCAGCGCCGTGGCCCCGGTCTTGCGCATGAAGTCCCTGGGGACATGGTTCATCTTCTGGCCAATTGCATCCACGAATGTGATGCAGTCCAGGCTGGCCTTGTACATTGTCGCCATCGGTGCCTCCGTCGTGAACGGCAGTCTATCACGTGGCGGCGGGCAGCGGTACTGGCGGCAGTGGTGCTGGCTCAAACCTTTCCAGTAGCTTGGCCTGGGCGTTGGCGCATAGCTGCTGCACGCTCATGCGATGGAAGTGCGACATGTGGATCAGCACGCCCAGCACGTCGCCCATTTCGATCCTGCAATCGCTGGCGTGCCCGGCCCGATCTACTTCACCGGCCTCCTCCAGCAGGTGCTTGCACATATCGGTCCACGTCATGTCGCCAATGTTGAACTGCTTGGTCTTGTGCCTCACGTTGTGCCGGATCATTGCGCCCACGTAATCGTGCAGGTCTTCTATCGGGTGCTTGGCCGGCGTGTCGGTGGCCGCCGCCTCAGCCATGGCGTCCAGGTTGCTGCCGCC